CCTGCTCCCAAGGGAGTGTCCTCCATGAGTGCCAGCTGCCCAGGCACCCCACTGCGAGAAATACAGCAGAGCACCGGCCAGCTCATGGGCAATCCCATGTCTTTCCCCATTCTCAGTATAGTCAATTTCATAGGCTTTCATAAAGCCCTTGAAAAGCACTTGCGTCGGAGAGTGCAGCCTGCCGAAGTCCCTGTTCTAGTGAACGGGGACGACATTCTTTTCAGAGCCAATGACTCTTTGTATGAATTATGGCAGGAGACTATACGGCACTTAGGGCTGAGCCTCAGCATAGGCAAGTCTTATTTTCATAAGACTACTTTCACTTTGAATAGTGAAATGTACGTATGCCGAGGCGACGGCCTAATTGAGGAAAATTATGACAAAATAGAATTCCTCAATGTAGGACTACTCCGAAGAGCATTCGCGGACAAGACACTCCCAGCGCAGGCATGCGCAGTAGCTCCCTGTCTTAGCGAAGTGCTCAAGGGTGCCCAGAGCCGAAATTGGGCATTCCGACGCTTCAAGCGCTTTTGGCGCCGACAAATTGAAGCAAGCACCCGTAGAGGGCTGCTCAGCCTATTTCTGCCGACTGCAGCGGGAGGACTAGGTGCGGAGGCACATGGCGTGGACTTCTACGTCACTAGAAAGCAAGCACAGCTTGCCCACGTCATGACGGAGCATGCCAGTGACGCCCCACTTGAGCACGCCAAGTCTGCATGTGCAATAGTACGCAAGGCAGCTACTGCCTCTAGCGTGACATGCAAGACTAAGTCCTACAGTGCGCATTGGACGCTTGACAGACAGAAAGACAGACTTTCAGACATTGTCTACTCAGACCTCTCAGGAGAGAGGCGTCAAGACAATGTATTTGACCCCTGGGACTCTCCCTATGCTATAAGACATAGGACTCCCAGTGGTGCATTAAGGCGTAGGGCCATGAGGCTTGTCTACGCTCGAGGGGACGTATATGGTCCTTTGGACTGTCGCCCTCTCTTCCTCCGTCGAGACGAAGCAAAGCTTCAGGAGACTCTCGAGAGGAAGGACTCTTCAGACTTATGCTTTCTTTCCTCTAAGAAGAAGAGGAAAAGGAAGAATAAGAAATGAAGAGCTGAAAGTCTGAGCCGACTGACTCGAATTCTTCCGGCACGTCGCGACGTAGGCTGCTGAGTGCGTCGAATAGTGGTGGGTACTAGGCCTGTGGGGCCATGCCCGGACCACCCGCACTTCTCAGCTGGAAGGACGTGGAAGGCCAGTGGCTTCTACTATGCTGCGCATTTTGCGTCAGCCTACTTAGAGGCCATTGCAGACGCTTTCCC